TGTGTTGTTGTGAAATTATGTTTTCGGGATTAGCCCACCAATTCTTAGTTGCGATTGAACGACGTAACCTCTCTTCTGGGTCATTACCCGTGTTACGTCCACACTCAATCATTATTTGTTTTATGTCTGGGTCGCGCTGTTGGTGAGCGTGAACAAATCTGTTGAAACAATTCGTGTGTTGAGAGTACGTGACTTCTTCACCACAACCACAAGAGCACAAAGGTACAACGTCATTGTACTTTGTTGTTAGATCATAGTCACGACGTTTTTTGTGGTGCGCGCGAGAAGCGTGTCTAACGACAGAACTTTCGATTTCGAAGTGCTTATCGCACCACGGACATTTTAGTGACATAACTAACTTGGTTCCCACTCTGAGTAACTCCAACCATTTTGTTTACAGAAAGAAATTGCGGCGTTACGTTTAGCAATATTTCTCTCTGTTGAACGAAGCGTAAGAGGTTTGACTTCGATAAGTTCGTGTTCCGAAAGTCGAGTGACGTGGAAATCTGGAATGTATCTGTGTTGAGCGTTGTTATAGATGTAAGGAATAGATGTGAACTCTGACTCCCAGTCAATTACGTCGCTGTCAACATCGAGTTCTTTCATCATCTGAAGTTCCCACGAAGAACGATAGTAACAAGCCTTGCCTGTTTTGGTAGACGTGTATGAGCCTTTTGAAAATTTCCACGAACCATCGACATATTTCTGTGAAATTGTATTTGATATCTTTATGTTACGTTCTACGTTGTTGTACTCACCGTTAAGAAAACGTTGATGATACGTTTTGCCACCTTTTATAGATGCAAGTTTCATTATGTCACCCGTTTTCCATAACGACTTAGAGTGCTCTGAAAACTTTTGTTTGTCTTCTGACGACATTTCTGAATATGTTGTCTTTGTTGAATTTATGCGGCGCACCTCAGACTCTGAAGTGATACCCGAACGAAGTTGTTGATTTTTTAACGCTCGCAATTCTGGGTGTTCGTCGTAATAATTCTTCATGTTTATGGAATTCTTTTCACCTATTCGTCGCTTTTCATCGTCTGATTTAATTCTACCGTAAGCGTGGTGACCATGAACGAACTTAGTGTAGTCCTTTAACGCAACGTTCCATGACGTTTCATTTCCACACCCGCACTGACACTTTGGGACAACGTCGGAGTACGCCCATTTCAAAGTGTATTGTTCGGCAGTGATGTTGTGACGACGCAAGTGTCGTCTGACTTGATTTTCATCATTGAATTCTTTGTTACATACTTTACAAGCGTTGCCTATCATAGCTACAATTATAACCACCTTACAGTTGAATGTATAATGAAAGCGTTGAAACGACGAATGCCCGAGATTTCTCCCGGGCATTCGGAACCTAACTAGAAGTTATCAACCACCACGTAAGTAGCTGATATCGTTCACGTTAGATTATGTTCATGTCAAGTATCGTCACGACGCCGTAAAAATCGCTTCTCACCATTTTCTTCCCATATCTCGTCATGACGCCCTTTCGTGGCGTGAAATCTTCGGGAGCGAAGATCGTTGGGGTGACAATCAGCGGGACATATGGAGAGTACACATACCCAGTTTCCAAATACGATCCGCCTTTGTAACCAACCAGGAGGCGATTACGTGGGAAGTACGGGTCCTTGTACACTGTGAAGCGGTTAGAGACCGTTCCGACAGCTTCCGCACCGATGGTGAAGGGCGATCCGACTTGGCCTTCGCCGTCAATCGAGAACTTCGGCTTGTAGAGCACTGAACTCTCGAAGATCGTGCAAACGTCTGGGCTTGTCACAATGAAGTTCGCCGAACCGCGGAGGGTCTTGCGATGGATCGTGTTGGCGACGTCGATGACAGTCTCAACGAGGGTTTCGTACCACTCGCGAACCGTACCGGTGAACTGAGGACCAATGCTCAAGCTCGAAGCCAGCGTCTGAGGAGCGCCGGTCAGCTTGTTGACAAAGCGGCCCGGAGCGCGCGACCAGTACATCACTGCACCGTTCGCTTGGGTCACAAGGTCATTGAGGATCTCACGGTCGATTTCGAGAGCAATCTGCTCGGAGAGAATGCTCGTGAGTTCGACTTCGGCGTCCATCGAATGGTACGCATTGAGGTCCTGTGCGAGTTCGGGCGACCAGCGAGCTCGTAGCTTGCGTGTCGTTGCCGTGATGGGGATTGACTCGATCTTGATGTCGATCTCTGGGATCGCGGGCGAGGGGGTCGACCCGAAATCAGTTTCGAACGATGGGATCGTGACCGTCGCACCTGAAGTGCTGTCAACCGAGAGCGCATCCGTGATTGCCATCGAGATCTTGTTGATCGCCGTGGAGCCAGTTCCACAGATTGCGCCGCCATTGGTGAGCTTGACGACGAATTGAATGCTGTCGCCGTTCATTGGCGCGGGGGTGAAGACCGACCCGTTCCAATTACCACGCTTGTTGAGACGGCGGAGGTTCAGGACGCCGAGGCCGGACTGATAATCCTGTCCCCACTGCGAAACGCCACCAGCCGAACCAAACCCGAAGATAGCGATCTGCTCGACCGCCAAGAAGTCACCCTTGGGGATCGCGGCAAGGATCTGCGCAACCGTGAAGTGAACAAAGCACACATCGAGTGAGTTAAGCTCGAGGTCTGTCTCGACCTGTGGGTCGAAGTTCATCATGCGGGCGTTAGTTCCCGAGAAGTCAGTCGAAGCAGCAACGATGCCGCCAACTGTCCAGGCTTCCGAAGCGCCGGTCCATGCACCGACGTTCAGGTTTGAGCCTGACACGCCGAGGGACATCGAGTGAACCTTGGTGTAACCGACGTTGACGAGGTCGTACATACCACCGGCAGCGAGCGAGCCAGTCTGAACTGCCTTACCCGATGGGTTGTTGTAGATCGACTGACCACGTTGGTAAGTCTCGAACGTTGAGGAATTGCTGAGGCCAGCGCCGGCGTCGCCGCCGACGTTACTACCATACGTGTAGTCAAGGTAGAAGATCAGGCCCGACGGGAGTGACATCGGCTGAATCGAGACAAGCTCGTTCGCAACCAATCCACCGAAGACCCTACGAACGATCGGGAAGGCGATGTTCGAGAAGCCTTGGATCTGTCCTGAGGAAGTGACCGCGCCACCACCGGTCGACAAGGAGTTTGACTCCTTGATGACTTGCGCAGCCTGGTTTTCCAAGAGCTGTGCCATGACTTCGCGCTTATTCGATTCGAGGCCGCGGAGCAAGCCTGTGCGGCTCCACTTCTCGACCAAGCGAGCGCGTTCTGCGCCAACGTGTCTGTCTTTAATGCCAGCTCCGAGCTGGTCTAGTGTGAAAAATTTCATCTTGTTATCCTGTGTTTTCTTTGTTGGTTAAATCTGATCAAATCACTTGACGATGCCAGCGAGGCGTGCCCAGCGATCAGCTTCCACACCTTCGTTAAGAGTAGGTGTCGAGGCGGGTCGTGTCGTTCGTGATGCAGAACCGATGACCTTGCGGCTCGCGTTCTCGTTCACCGTCTTAGAGTTCTTTGCAATCGCCTTCGCAAGGTTCTCATAGACTGACTTAGCTTCACTCAACGTCTTCGCCGAATCGAGCTGCTCAATTACTTGCGCCTTTTGGCGTGTCGAAAGCACTTCGTTCTGCAGAAGTTTGTTAGTGTAGACAAGCTTCGCGTTGATCAGATTAGTTTCTGCCAACTTCGCGCGGAGCATTTCAACGGTCTTATCCGCGGACCGGTTCGAGCCGCTATTCGAGCGGGACTCATTGCGAAGCTTCTGTGCAGACTCTGCAAGGAACTTCGAAATCTTGTTTGTACGCACAACCGATTCATTAAATCGTTTGGCGATAACAGCATACTCTCTCTTGACGAGAGCTAGACGCTTGGGGTTATTCTTGGTACGAGGTGACGAAGCTTCCGTCTTAAGAGCAGCAGCTTGGCTCTTTGCACGTTCCTGCAAGCGCTTCTCAAATGAGACCCGGCGCTTCAGTGACTCATTCTTATCTAGCGATGGAACCGAAGTGGCCGAACCACCGAATTCATCACGAGTTCGCTCGTCGCCAACCTGATCAAGTTCGTCGAGTTCATCAGCTTCGGCGAGTTCATCGACTTCGTCGGTCTCGCACATATCTGACACATCATCAGCGTCAAACATCTTGTCGCCGTCGAGGAAAGCTTCGCCTTCATCTTTGGCTCCACCGAAGTCATCGAATTCTTTTGTGCCGACGCCATGACCTTGTGAGCTAGGAACGCCCGACTCACGAAGAGCCTTCATACGAGTGATCTCTCTGCGGAGCATCTTCTCATCAATTTCGACGATTGTGTCATCACTAAGCTGACGACCCTCTGGGAGAGGTTCCTCTTCTTCAGCACCGAAGTCAGGAACTTCTTCCTCATCACCGGTCTCGTCTTCGAGGCCCAAGTCGCCCTCGTCGCCGAGTTCAACGCCTTCTTCCTCTTCCCCTGTGATCAGATCAACTCCAATCGTTTCGAGGTCGAGGTCATCTGGAAGACCTGTCAATTTGAGAGTGACATCTCCTTCATTCATCTTCATTTGTGACTTTCTATTCTTCGCCATTGTCGTGGACTCCTGGAGCGTGTTAAGAACCTGATTGAGAGCTTCGAGTTTAGTCTCGTATGAACTCTTCTTTGCAGGATCTTTAATGGATTCCTGCACGTAGTCATACATATTCTCTACTCGGGAAATCATTTGGGCGATTTTCTCTTGATATCCTACAGACTCACGAATTAAGCGAGCTGCTTTGCTGAATTTCTCAGTAATTTCACCCAAACGATAAATTCTCAACTCGATCTCTTTTGTGATCCCTGCTTTAGTAGCGTTCATCACTGGGACAAGAGCGTCTATAGATTCGAGATTGAGTTCATATTCTTCATCACCGGCGTAGGCAGGTGATCCAAATGATTGTGGAACAATCGGATGATCTAGTGATATCACTTGAACTTCAGGCTGATCGACAGCGTTCAAGGCATCTAGATCAAGTGTCACTTTTCCATCGGCGTCGGGCAACGTGATTGCGCCGGGGGTAACTGCAGGAAATGGGGAAGCGACAATTGCGTCAGAAAACGTCGCGCCGGGCAACCCGGCTGAAGACATTTCATTGTCAAAATCGTTATCATCAAAACCGTCATGTTCACGCAACAGTTCCTGTTCAATCAGGTCACGGATGCGAGGTGTGACGGCTTCTAGGATAGAACGCCGAGCGTTGTCCTCGGCAATTTCTTTTACTTTTTTGACGTCGGCTAGTGCCTCTTCGTAGAGCTGTTTCGACATGCTAATAATTCTCCACGATCTTCAGATTAAGTATCATTCACTGACGCAAATTATTGAGTTCAAGATTTTCCGTTACCCGATTCGCCCATGGGAGACTTGACACCCAAGATATTGGCAGCAATGATCTTTGCGCTCGTTGAAGTCGGTGACTTCGTACCAGTCCCAGGAGCGCCTTGGACGTAGTTTGGCTTGAGGTCTTTGACTGCAACTTCTGGGTCAACGTCCTTGTCAGAACCCTCTGTCTTACCTGGGCCGGGGGATGATACGTCGGGAACGAACGAGTTAGCTGGGTCGCCAGCTTTCGTCCACTTGACGTCTTTTCCCTCTGCTGTGTCAGGAGCGCGCTCGTTCAATGGTGTTCCAGAGAAATCAAGCTTAACGCCGTTCGGGAAATGGCCCAAGTCACCAGATTGGTTCGTTGG